CGCTATCCCAGAGCGCATCATCGGCGTCTCCATCACCCAACTCCGCCGCCTGGCGCCGCAGGACCGCCGCCTGCTCACGGAGCGCGCCCGCGACGGCCGCGCCGTTGGTCGCTACGCCGTTCTGCGTGATGACCTTCAGGATCATCGCCTGCGTAGCAGCCATCGTGTCCAACGCCAGCGCCGCCGCCAGGAGCACGTCGCCGCCGTACATGCCGAGGAATGCGTCGATCTCGTCGTCCTGGAAGAGCGCGTCGGCCGTGACCGTGTCGCCACACAACAGTCGGACCTGCCCTGCGTCGGTGGTGACGTCATAGGTCGCCGGCATGCTGGGCTACTCCTTCGTCGTGGTGCGCTTGCGCGCCGGCTTCGTCTCCGGCGCCAGCCGCTCCGCCAGCCCGTCGATCGCCGCCCGAAGCGCGACCGTCTCGGCCAGCAGCGCGGCCAGGTAGTCGTCGGTGACGGTGACGGGCGCCGGCAGTCCCAGGCGCCGCGTCACCTCACGCGCGTCCGTCATCCGGCTACGAGCCGGACCCGTTGCTGGACACTGCCATCTTCGGGTTGGCGCGCGCGCCGCCGAAGGCGTGGCGGACCTTGTAGTCCACCGTGTCCGTGGCGAAGTCGCCGTCGAGCGGGTTCAGCCCGGCCCCGCCGACGCGGCGCTGGTTCGACTCCTTGATGAACACCTCCGGCGCGTCGTGACCGCGCAGCCGCGCGCCGATCAGCGCCGGGTTGCCGTTCGACGGCGAGGCGAACAGGAACCACGACGTCGAGCCGTTCGCCGAGGTGGCGATAGCCGGGATGTACGGATCGACCGACACGCGCACGCGCTGGCGGATCCAGTTGGCCGTCTTGATCTGCTGCTGCGCCGTGCCGGCGGTCGCGTTCGGGTCGATGATCAGCTCGGTCGCGTTGACGATCGACAGCGCGGTCATCTCCAGCGCCGGCGGCACCACGAGTTCGACCGCCTCGATCAGGATCGGCTCGCCGTCGGCGTCGGTCTGCGCGGCCAGCTTGCCGAACGCGGTCTGCAGGCCGGCGATCGACAGTGCCGGGTTGCCGGTGACGATGTTGGCGTTGCCGGCGGTGAACATCGACGCGTGCGGCCCGGAACCATCGACGTAGAGCGCCGACATGACGCGCTGCTCGGTGCGCCGCGCCGCCCGGCCCAGCCGCGCCGGCAGCGTGGCGAACGAGTCCAGGTCGTCGTTGATCATCGTCTCCCACGAGAACTGGAGCGCCCGGCCGTATTTACCGACCGTCAGCTGGTAGCGCGTCTCGGTCAGGCTAGCCATCGGGTACTCGGTGCGCTCCGGCACCGCCGTCAGGACCGACTCGGCGCCGTCCAGCCTGAACACGTTGACGGTGCGGAAGTCCCTGACCGTCCGTGCCTGGGCGAAGTTTTCCCAGACCGGCGTGTACTCGCGGTACGACGCCAGGACGGCGCGGTCCATGATGTCGCCGAACAGCAATGGGAAATCGCTGGTCGTCATGGCCTCACGCAGGAGGTAGTCCGGGCGCCGCCCGGCCATGACGTCGCCCAGCAGCCCGGCGGCCTCGGCGAGCCGCCGCTGGTACTCCACCGACTCGCGCATCGCGCCGTGGCGGACGCCGACGCCGGCGTCGCCGAACAGCGTCGAGACCGACGCCTGGTCGGCGCGGACCGATTCCAGCAGATCGAGAAACTCAGCCATCGTATTCCCCCTCCGGCGCCCCCGCGCCTCCCCGTGCCGGCTAGTAACCGAGCTTGACCGCGATCGTCGCGGTTGCGGCCGACGTGACCGCCCCCAGCGCGTAGCCGAAGCGAACGCCGGTGTTTTTCTTGCTCAGCTTCGGCGTGTCGGCCGTGACGTAGTAGATGATGTCGCCGACCGCGACCGCGCTGTTGCCGGACTGGTCGACGCCCTTGACCGACAGGTCATAGACGCCGCCGGTATCGACGGACGTCGCAGTCGCCGCGTTGCCGCCGGCGCCCTCGTTCACCTGGGCGACGCCCGGGATCTGCCCGACCAGCACCGGATCGCCGCTGGCCGGCGTCGCCGGATCAGTGGCCGCCAGCGACAGGAATCGGCCCTCGCCGTACTTCTGGTTTCGCGCCATGCTCGTACTCCCCTATCCCCAGCCCCGCGGCGTCCTAGCGCCCGCGGACGGCGATCTCGCGCCCGGCCTGCGACAGCCCGAACACGCCCATCACGTTGCCCAGCGCCGCCTCGAGCTGCGCGCTGGCGTCCGCCCCGCCGGACGGACCCATGCCGGTGACGCCCGTCCCGGCCTCGGTCATCCCGGCCAGGTCGGCGCGCCACGTCGCGACCGCGGCATCGATCGCCGCGTCCAGCGCCGCCGCGTCGAGCTGGCCCGCGTCCGTCACCGGCGCGATATCGGCCAACCCCTCGGTGATGCGCCGCGTCGCGAACGCCGGCAGCTCGACAGCGGCCAGCCGCTCGGCCACACGCGCGCGCGCCGCGCCGGCCATCTGTGCGGCCACGAGCCGCTCGTTCTCGGCCTCCAGCTCCGCGATCCGCGCGGTTGCCTCGGTCAGATCGTCCATGTCGTCCCCCTCTGATCCCCGCGTCTCGGCCGGCGACACAATGGCCGGCTCGTCCGTCCTGGCGGCACGCGCGGCGCGCGCCGACTCCAGCATCGTCACGACCTGACCGCCGGCGCCGGCGCGCGTGACCCAATCGACCGATTCGGCGCCGACCAGCCGATCGACTAGCCGGCCCTTCCGGCCCTCCGCCTCGCCCTCGGTAACCGCCCCGGACGCCCGGATCGATACGCCGATGTGCGGCGCGATCTCGCCGATCACGTCGCGGTACGGCGCGAACACCTCGGCGTCCGCGTAGAGGCCCGGCCCGGCTGGCCCGTTCGCGTCCCAGCGCGCGTCGCTGACCAGACGCCCGGCCAGATCACGCACTGACCGTTCCGGCCGGTCGTCGGCCTCGGAGACGGACGGGTGATCGAGATACATGTGTAAACCTGCTGTGAAGACACGAGGCCCGTCGCGTTCGAGCATCGCCGGCGCGTAGTAGCCCGACGACCCCCAGCCCGGCGCGATGATCCGGATAGGCACAGTGCCATCGTCGCGGAGCGCCGCTTCCGCCAACGCGACCAGGTCTGACCGCAGTGATTGCGCCTCCGACGTGGGCGACACCCGCACGTACTCAGTGCGCTGCATCACCTCGACGGGATCGCCGAAACTCACGGCGCCGGCGTCCGTGAGCGCGTAGTCGCGCTGGAAGAGCGTCGCGCCCGCCGGCGTCTCGTAGCGATAGACGACCGACGCGTCGAACACGTCCTGCACCCAGAGCCAGTAGCCGTCGCCCGGCACCGGATGGACGGAGCGCAGCGCCAGCGCCAGCGCGCGTTCGGTGTCGCCGTGGCTGAGCGCCTCGCGGACCGACTCCGCCGTGTCGCCCTCGTCCTGCGGCGTCGCGCCCAGCGCCCGCGATAGCAGTGCGCCGAGTGCCCGCCAGGCGGTGACGATGGCGCCGGCATTCGCAGCCGACAGGACCCGCCCTGCCTCGTCTACTCGATCATCCACGCAGCCCCCTGTAGATATATGCCTGCTAGATGCCATAACGATATCGTGACCAGCATAGTGGCCCGATTAGAATCGCGTCAACTACCCCGGCGCGCGTCGATACTGCAGCGTGCAGCGACAGGCTGGATGTGCCGGCGGCCGCAGCTGACCGCTGGAAAATCCGTCGTCGAGGCCGATCCAGCCGTCGTTCTCGTTGTCCTCGCACTCGACATCGACCCGGTCGTCACCGACCGTGAGCCAACTCTTCTCCATCACCAGCCCGGCCGCCGCCAGTTGCTGCGCCGTGGCGTTGGTCGCGGCCTCGTAAGCGTCGCCGGCGACGGTCGTCGCGATCAGCTCAGCGCGGTCGCGGATGTGCTCCTGCGGCGACTCGGCGCGGATCAGTCCGTCATGGTAGCTGTCGAATTTTCGGCGCAGCTCCTCGGCGACCGACTGGTATGACGCGCCCGTCTCGACGCCGCGCTGGATGATGCGGTTGACGTCGGCGCGCGGCACATCGGCCAGGCCGTCGAAAAGATCGTCGGCGAATTTCATATCCGCGCCTGCGCCGCCCAGGTACGCGACCGCCGCCGGCGACGCCAGATCAAATGTCCCGCTGATGCCCATCTCATCCAGCAGCAGATCGCCCGCCGCCTGGACGATGCGCGGGACGCTGCGCTTCAGCGGCGCGGTGAAGAGGTCGCGCGACTGCTCATAGGCGTCATCGAACGACCGCTGCCAGTCCGGCCCGTCGGCCTCACGGAGCGTCGCCGACTCCGCCGCCGGCTGATCGTCGGCATCCGGGAATGACGCGCGCAGCAGCGGATCCAGCGCGGCCAGGAGCGCCCGCCCCTGTGCGCGGAGTGCCCGTCGCATGGCGCGCTCCAGCCATCGCTCCTCGGTCTGGATCAGTCGCTGCTTCGCGCGATGCGCCGCTGCCTCCAGGACGCGGGCGATCGCCGCCTGGACCAGCGCCAGCCGCCGGTCATCGCTGGCCGGGACCGTGACGCTCATCCGCGCCCCTCACGCATCTCGACCATCAGGTCGTTTAGGTTGCGGACTGCCGACAGGAAGAGCGCGTCCGTATCGGGCATGGCCGGCAGTCGCGGCGCGTCATCAGCGGGCGGCCAGTCGGCGTCATCATCGGCTGCGCCGTCGTCGTCTGGCGGGTAGAGCTCATCGAGCACGGCGTCGATGTCATCCACGTCAAGCGCCGCCAGCAGCAAGCGCGCGACCAGCTCGCGCGCCGACTCCGGCAGTAGTCGCGCAGCCGTCGCGATCGCGCCGACGCGGACCTGCACGTCACGATCCAGGATGCTCGGGAATGTCACGATCGGCGTCCGGTCGATCGGATCATTCGGCGTGCGGCTCGCCGGGTCCGGCCGCATGACGATCACCTCAGCGCCGGTCGCGTCCCGCTCGACAGATCCCCACTGGCGTAACGCGCCCTTCGGCGCGCGCACCGCCTCATCGATCGCCAGGCCGCACAGGTCGTTGATGACCCCGTGCCAGAGCCTCTGTCGCGCGATCATCTTCAGCTCGGTCGGTCGATCGAGCGTCTTCGACGTGGCCAGGTTCCCGACATCGGCGTTTCCGAAGAGCATCGTCTCCGGGATGCCGGTGCCGGCCGCGACCATCAGGCCGAGTCGCTTGGCGTCGTCGGGATGCGGCGCGGCTCCGGACATCCGCACGAGATCATAGTCCGCTCCGCCCTGCGAGCCGAGGAAGGTGGAGCCGCTGATCGGCGGCGCGTTGGTCTCGCCGCCAGGCGCGCCGATCGTCGTCGCCAGGCGCGCCTTGGCGGCCGCGACGCCCTTCCGTCCGCCGGCAGTCGTGATGCGTGTCGCGAACGCGGCCTGTGCGCGACGGATGGTGGCGAAGCGCTCCAGGTCCTCACGCACGGCGACGGCCCAGTCGAGCGCGGAGTAGGTCTCCGGCACGCCGAAGCGCATCTTGCCGATGCCGCCGACCTTGACATGCATGACACGCGCGCCCCAGATGACGGGCGTGTCGCCGATCCGGTCGGGTCGCTGCGCGCGCGGCGGGCGATAGCGCCAGTGCGGATAGAGTGCCGCCATCCGCTGCGGCATGCCGTGGCCATCCTCGGCCGGCTGCATCCACTCGCGCCGGTAGTAGCGCGGCTCGCGGAGATCCTCGGGATTTGTGACGACGGCGCGCACCTCCTCGACGGCGATCGATCGCACGCGGACGCGGCCGGTCTGCTCATCGACGAAGAGCACCAGGAACACGTTCCCCGTCGCGCTCAGCTCGATATCGGCGCGCTGCAGCGACGCGTCACTGGTCAGCTCAGCACGGTTGCCGGGGTCCTCCCAGAACGCACGGACGACGTCGTTGACC